CTCTCTAATGGATGTCCGGATGCAATTGAATCTTTTAATGCTTTGGCACTAGGTTATGTTTATAAGAATTTCCAATGCCAAGCCCCATCCTATTCTTGGTTTTATCTTTCAGTCCTTTGTTGGGTTATCACTGTGTTAACGGTGATTTTTGATATTGGTGAACTTTTGCCGGTTATAGGGCTCTTGATTAATATTGATGAATATTTGCCATTTTCAGGGCTTTTGACTGATATTGGTGAATATTTGCCATTTGCAGGGCCTTTGATTGCAATAGGTATCGTTTTTAAAAATCAAAATCGACCAACTGGATGGCTGATGATAATTTTGGGCAGTTATACTTTACTTTGGTATTTCTGCTTTGACACATTATATTGGGTTGGTTTAGCTGTATTCTTTTATTTGGTACTGTTTCTAAACTGTTTTAACCGTCAAGGTGGCCCAATTCTTGCACCTCTTCCGAGTGATTCATATTATATCCCGTTGAGGTTTGCAGATGCTAGTGATTATGCGCGAGAAAATTCTTCGAAGTTTGGGTTATATTATCAATGCATTGTTGATAAATTATGCTGTCGTTCTCAAGATCAAATTCAGCCGCTCTACTCAGTTGTTAAATTGACTAAGGGTGCTGTTCATGTTCAGACAGCTGGACCGAGACTCAATCCCGCGGTCATCGCCGGACAGAACAGGTTTGCGAAACCGCTGTTCGAGATGATGACTCATCCTGAAATTGTAGAGTTTTTGGAAACCGCTAGCAAATATCATGCTAAAATATGTACACGTAAGCAACATTGTCAGCTTCCTCTTTCTGGGTTCTTTGAAAAGAGTATGTACATGGCTTACAGGAATTATCGTCCTGTAGCCTTAAATAGACCTCATCCCAACGTAGATTTACGCGGCAAAGCCATTTCTTTAGGCCAAATTGATCATTTTGATCCTATGTTGCTGCGCGTTGATTTGATGGTCGGACATGACGACGTGTCCAATGTTGACAGTATTATTATTTCAGGGAAGCATGTCCTTGAAGCTGTTTCAACCCCTGCTTTATATTGTCCAACAGATGATTTAGTCTCTTTAGATTCCAAATTAGTTTTCTCCCTTAAGGGATTGCATAATGTTAATTTGGCTTCAGTTGAAAATCTGCAGGACAATGTTTATGCAAATACACTCCTCTATTTGCGTTATTATTTTAGATATAAACGCTCTATAGAGGTCAAGCGTGATTATCTGGATTTTCTCCAGATCCCAGCCCGACGTTAGACTCTCGTCGGCTTGTGGCGTATGGCTATCGTGAAGCTGAGGTCAATGTTCCACCTTTAATTGGTAATGTTTTTAAGAACAATGGAACAATAATTGATATTGACCCCACTTTAAAAATAACTCGTCTCGTTGAAAACCATTTGAGACCTGTTGTTGCCGTCAGTTTAGGCCCTACAATTAAAAATGCCTTAACTCCCCACCCCTGCCAGGGTGATACGCATACAGCAGCTGCTGGAGCCCTTTATCGTTTCGGGCGTAAAATCAAAACGACTGGTAAATATAGAGTCAAATTTCGGCAATTTGTTGCGAAATGGTTAGAAAACAACATGACACCTTTAGCTTTTGACACTGACGTAAGTTTTGATACGTGGCTTGAAAAGACACCTTATACGTTAGCTAGGAAGCAAGAGTTGCGAATTAAGTTTGCTGATTCTAATCTACATCTTGGAGATGTTATACCCAACAAATTTTTAAAAGTTAAGTCCTTTGTTAAGGACGAACATTATCCTGAGTACAAGCATGCTAGGGCAATTAATTCTCGTGATGATGTTTTTAAATGTTTGGTAGGCCCTATCTATCAAGCAATATCTGAAGTTCTGTTCAGTAAGTCCTGGTTTATTAAGAAAATACCTATAGCGGATCGACCACAGTACATAATTGACCTACTTCACCGTGTTGGTGCATGGTATCTCATTTCTGATTATACTTCCTTCGAAGCACATTTTACGAAGGCGTTAATGAAAGATTGTGAGATGCAGTTGGCAAAATATATGTCTAAAGATCTACCTGAAGGTTTCGAATGGTGTAAGCTTATAGAGCGCGCCAAAACAGGCAAAAACAGAATCAACTTCAAAAATTTTAGTATGCAAGTTGAAGCCAAACGTATGTCTGGAGAAATGGACACTTCCCTATCAAATGGGTTCTCTAATCTAATGTTCATGTTATTTCTCATGGCAGAATCTGGCGCCTCAGATGTATCTGGTGTAATTGAAGGAGACGATGGCCTCTTTGTTGCGACAGGTCCGACCCCCGACACTCAAATGTTTACGGACTTTGGGTTATCCATTAAGTTGGGAAAGGTTGAAGACCTCAATTATGCTAGTTTTTGTGGCATGGTTTTTGATTTAAAAGATAAAACCAATGTCACTGATCCAATCGAAGTTCTTGTTGAATTTGGATGGACAACCCAGAGGTATGCGCGTTCCCGGAAGGGCGTGCATATGTGCTTATTACGTTCTAAGGCACTATCTCTGGCTTATCAGTACCCGTCATGTCCTATTTTGTCAAAATTAGCATACAAGTATTGTCAGTTAACCGCATCGTATGATTCTTCTTCGTTTTTAGAATCGCAGGGTACGGCCATGACTAATTTGTATGAGATTGAGTTGTTAAGGAAAGCTCATTATTATTTTGACAAAAATAAGCTTTTAGAAGCTCCAGGCTCAGGTACTCGTTTGTTGGTAGAAAAACTTTATAATGTTTCTGTAAGTGATCAATTGTTGATTGAGGCTTACATTGATGACATAGTTGATCTATCTCCAATAGATTGTCCAATACTTGAAAAGTATATTCCAATGGTTTGGCGCGATTATTATGATCGTTTTGTTATAAAGCTAAACTACAAGTCCGACTTAGATGGTTCTGGCCTAATATGGCCTTTTATTAGGAAACGTGCCGATTTCCGGTCCTTTATTAAGTGAGCAGGCCCCCACAGTCTTTGGTTAATGAGAGCTGCGGC